CTTCTCGTAGATCACCACGGCCTCATCAACTATCCGGCAGTGCAGTTCGCCGAGCACGGCCTCCGGCAGCACGCCTGGAGCCAGTAGGCACCACAGGCGATCTTCCAGCGGGATATCCAGCGCCGCTATTTCGTCCAGCCCGAGGCTGTCACGCCCCGCCCACAGTTCCGTGACCCGCTTCCGCGTGTAGCACGGCTTCAGCGCCATGACCTCATCAACAGTCAGCCGTCTCACAGCACCCACCCCTCTATGAGGTCAAGAGAAATATTTCGGGTTGCGGCGGTCACAGGTTTGCCCCCGCCTCTACCGCCTTGATACTGCATGCTTGTCCACAGTTGTTGCAGAAATGGCCGCCATCCATGACGCTGACCAGTTCGCATTGTTGCGTCTTTACGTTCCAACGCGCCCAGGCGTCGAGTAGAATGTCATCGCTACCGCATTCTTTGCAGACAAGGCGTTCGGGCACTTTGGGCTGTAGTTCTTCGTCGGTGACCAAGCGCACGAACTCTACGGCACACGCATGTTGGTATTTCTGGTAACTAGCCAAGGTCATGGTCTCGTAAGCGCGCGATGCCGCATCCTGAAGCGAGCGATTAGAGCCTGATCTAGATAGGCGATTCCAGAAAAGGTTCCAAGCCGGTTCGTCTACGGTTTCGAAGGCTGACATAGCATTATCAGCCACCTTGAGATATTTTGTTAGGCGTTCTTTCGTTAAGACCTTGCGGGCCAAGGAGTCTATGTTAAAGTCCATTCGCTTGATAAGCATATCACACGTAGCGATACTTAATGGCGCGGTTTCTCCATATAATGACCGAAATGTAGAGATCCAGCCGGTCAGTATATGATGTTGTTCCAGTAGATGTATACTGATCTTTTTCATGAATCCTCCTGATCGTTGCCGTCTTCGCCCCGAAACTTCTGGGCACACACCTCTTCGTTATGGATTCGGCGCTGCATGACCATGATTTCGGAGTCGTTTAAGTTAGCCTCGTGTAGTACGCGAATGATGCGTTCTTCTAGTAGATCGTTCTGCAGCCCTATGGCCATTCCTGTTTTGATATCATAGGCCGTACGTAGCCAACGATCTGCTATGATTCCGGTGTCTTTGCGTTCGTGGACCAAGGCCTTTATAGCCCAAGCGATAGCTAGGCGCAAATAGCGCTCGGCTCGATGCATATGCACTCCTTGTGACGGGGGCTGGATATACGACACACGCTGGCAGAAGTAGAGCCAGGATTTACGGCCGGATAAACAGCCCCCCCTTAGAGATGGGCGTGTGGCTAGGGGCCGAGGAATCGAACCTCGATTATCAGATCCAAAGTCTGACGTCCTGCCGTTGAACGAGCCCCCAATACCGCTGTGAGTATATCACGCCTTGGGTGTGATGTCAAGGGATAACGTAGGTCTTGAATATCGAGTAGCGATCGGGATGTGCCTGGAAATCACGGCATAGCGCTATCCATCCCGCCCTGTCTTGTGCCATCAGGAATGGCTCGGCCAAGCCTAGCATGGCCTCGGTGTCGATATATGTGCTCTCTATACCCTCCGGGACGCTCCTCGTTCTTACGAGGGTACCCTCTGATCCCCCTAGTGGATACAAGAGCGCTTCTAGGCTGGGATGGGAATATGGCCCTTTGTGATTCCGAAGTTCATCTAGGACCTCTTTCCCGTGTTCAAAGATCCAGGTGGAACTGGAGCGTGTACGCTGGTATTCTCGATCGGCCTTGCGCCACGCCTTGAGTAGTTCGCGCTGTTTGGGCGCCATGAGGGTCAGCGTGCTTTCGGGATACCAGGCAGATTCGCCACAGTTCTCAATATAGAGCTCGTACCCCGGTTCGATCTCCTCGTCGACGTCTTCTTCGTCCAGTTCGTCGATGTCTAAGATGCCCCCACTGTCCTCGTCGCTCCCCAGCACGATAGCACGCGCCGAATGGGTGAAATGAGACATCGTGGGTCCCAGATCAGCAGCTATCTGTACGAGATCGTAGCGATTGAACTTCTTCATGATACAACTCCTAACTAATACGACGTGAATGCCACCCGTGATATCACGAAGTTGCGTATTGCTACATCCGTAAATCCAGCGCGATGCTGCGTCAGCGCTTGTGAGCACACGCTATCAGGTACCACGATTACTCGATCATCGTAATAGATGATGAGTGAGTCGAGATCCCACGATGCCGTATCGAGTGCGCGCGCGGCTGCCAGCGCCACCGATGCCAGATCGTTATAGTCTTGAGCTATATCGAACGGCCTGCCCATAGTAATGGCTACATCCGGCCCTTGGATGTCTATATCGGCATAGACGCTATCCTCGAAGAGATAACTGTCTATGGCTACGGCATCCATGTAATGATCGGATTCCCGTAGCACCACCGCCGAGGCAGTAGCGCATATCAGGATGACGACGAAGACGCTTCGCATGCTTCTGCCTCTCTTGTTTGGATTCTGCGTACATCCATGATGCGATCTGTAATGCCACGCAAGATATGCTCGTGTGTTCTCTCTAACATCCTAGCCTCACACGATGCACAGACCCATTCGCCATAGTCAACGAATACGTATGGGGTGTTGTAGCCATACGCGATCTCGAACTGGGAGCGCAGGGCAGCTTTCTCGCCACATACCGAACAGCGTCGAGGTGTATGATTCTCGATGTAATACAAGAGAATCGACATGAGCATGGCGCTAGCTCCGCCCCAAAGTGCTGATGGTATGTAGAATCTCACATCTATCTTGGCGAAATAATTGACCGCCACGCCTAAGGTCCAGCCGATGGCGACCCATAACGGGGAGTGTCGATCGAGCGGGTTGCGTAGTGCGAACGCCGAACCGATGCACGTGATGGCAGCGGCACCCACCATGAATGCTATGACAGAATCGTTACGCGATAGGAATGCTATGTAGTACATGAACATAGAAATAACCCATCCCGCTCCCAGTAGTATCAGGCCCATGTTGCCTCCCTTGACAAGCCTGTGATCCATCACTATGTTTATAGCGTGAAACTAACTCTTTTAGTGGATGGTTAAAACAATGCCAGCTATCAGCATAGCCATTCCAATCTCGATGAGCCGTTGGCACAACGCCGTAGGCACTCTTCGCTCTATCACACATCAAACGGTATCGATGTCTGATGTAGAAATATGCCTTGGCATTGATGGCAACAATAATGACGCAGCGCACAAAGTCTTAGATATCGTGCAGCCAACGTGTGGCGTGCGCTATGATTACGTAGGTGGTGAAGCATCGGCTGTGCGTCGTAACGCAGCACGCAATAGGGCCTGTTCATTATGTACATCACCACTCATGATGATCAATGATGCGGATATGATGTTACCTCCTCATGCCATATCTGAGATACTATATGCTCATAGAGCTATGCGAGCGGCCGGCAAGCATGCTGCTACATTCCAGCGATTGGCGCGTATAGAGAACGATCTCAGTACTTGGAATACACTGAGTGAACCATATATGAGTGGCCAAATGAGCATGTCGGAGTTGCTCAACAAGGCCAACGTGACGTCACGTATCTTTGATGCGTTTGCTGGAGTCAGCGAAGCGGAGTTGGCGGGCAAGCCATTTGTAGGAATACGATCCGTAAAAGAAAACTTCCCGACTATCGAATCATGGTTATGGAGAGATCTAGGAGGCTTTGACGAGCGCTTCGTGGGATGGGGAGGCAACAAGCAAGAATTTGTGGAGCGCCTCAAGCATCTATCGCATCTCGGTTTGATATCTTTACTTTTACTGCCTAGGATTACACTCTATCATCAACCCCATGCCCCGGCGCCAGATGCCTTCAACAAACCATTACGCAAACACAACTCGGCCCTATATCGCACTATCGTCAGTAAACATCAACACCTTAATTGGGCTGAGTGCGAGCGTAAGATACGTCGTTCTATTTCTAGGCTATCTGATGTTGAACCCGAAGCGCTCGGCGTTACTATTATCAGCTATATGGCACCTACTGAGCCATATGAATTAACGGCACGTGCTGCGGGATACGCTACTCAAATCATTGATCGCACTACGCTGAGTTTGAAGGCCGAACAGCCTATGGCTTGGTATGAAGCGGCCCTCAATATGGCCCAATATCGTAGGATATTGATCTTGACAGATGACGAACCAGGCCCGCCACCCGTAGCAGATCAATGGCATATTGGTACGATACAGCGAGCCGGATGGTTGATGAGTGATGCATCCTATTGCCGTCGTCATGTCATAGGATTAGCTCGTGCATTGGGATCTTTTGCGGCAGCCTATAAGGTCTTGGATCAAATGGGCAATGCATCACCTAGCCCCGCAATGCATCGCTCGATGCACAAACTCTGTCGGCCCAATGCACTATATAGCCCATCGATCCTCAATGACCATCTCTGTATTGGCATTATCACGTACAATAGACCCGCAATGCTACGCAACACCATTACGACTTTGATGGAGTCTCAGAGTCCACATATCACATATGATCTAGTGATAAGTGACGATAATTCTGGGCCCACCACGCTAGATGTTCTGCAGTGGGCGCGTGATACTTACGGAGCAAATGTATTACTTAATAGCAATAGGGGTGGTGTAGCTGAACAGAGCAATCGCATTCTACGCCACTTCTCGGGCTTGCCGGGTTTGGGCGTTCTATCTAATGACGATCTTCTTTTTGCTGCAGGTTGGGACGAGGCATATCTCACCGCCTATCGCCGCACGCCATGGAGTCACTTCGTCTTTATGGATACACGCTATGAACAACGCATACACAAGGAGCTCTATCCTGCCCACGACCTGCGTATCGATAATGGCGTTGCGCTAGTAAATTGGCATAGTGCCAGACTACAGGGTGCGCTAGTTACATTCGATCAGCGCAGCATAGAGTGTGTTGGAGCCTTTGATTCGGCGCGCTTTGGACTATTTTCACATGAGCATGTCGATTGGACCCTGCGTCATCAGAGGGCTCAATTAGCTCCAGGCGAAGGACGCCTGAGCTCGGGATGCTACGATGTCTTGGGCGCGGACAAGTACATAGCTCTCAATATGAAGGATTACAAGCGTTCTGTAACAGATGCGGAGCGTGATCCTGAGAACGAACGGCGCTTTAGGGCCGTAGAAAAGAACACGCAACGTATCTATCTGCCATTGGAGGCATAAGCATGAGACGCACCGCGGCTACATCCGTGAATCGCGCCATAGCGCCCCCTCTCGCTAGGCGCATGCCACCCGTGAGGCAAATCATTAGCAAGAAGCCCATATTGCCAAAAGAGGATAGATCTAAAGCCGTTGTCGTGCATCCCGTAATTAGGGTCCAATTTGTACCACCGCCAGTGCCTAATATTACGATGGCCTGTGTATTGGCGGGCAACATCACTCGCCAGCAACTCATTGAAGCCGGCGTTAATATTGGTGGAAAGATTACGGTCGCTTTGATTGAGCGTGCCGAAGACGCCGATGTCTCACAAGCCGATATCGTGCTCACGGGACGTACTTGGACCACGTGGGGCAAGGTGCTGGATGTGATTAGGGCGAATGGTTCATACAACATCGTGGCGTGGCTTGCCAATATAGAGGCCGCATCTGTACTGCCCACCGCCATAGAAGCGCTAGCTGGATCGCCTCATTGGTTATATGTTTTACCGGGCGCAACGTCGTGCCTTCTAAATATCTCCAACATCCCGAGTTCGGTGTCTTCTGAGGAGATAGTAAAAATGATCAATAGCCAAGTGTCGATTGAGCGCAACATAGTGCAGTGGAGGGACCCTTCATAGAAGGGTCCCCACCTCTTCGATCGTTCGGCGTAGGCGGCGATGTGCTTCCCTGACTCGATCCCACCACTCGGGCGTGAGCTTCTGGAGTAGCGCGATCTCGCGTTCCGCCTGAATTGCTAGCTGCTCTATGATAGCAGCCTCTGGCTCGAAGCGCATCCATGATGCTGGAAAGCCCAGCACAACCTTAGGCCCGTCTACATAACGAGCCATAGAGTGCACGCCAAGCACTTCGAAGATGTTCTTGCCAAGTAAGGCCTGGCGAGGATCTTCACCTATCGAGATTATGGGGTGATCCCTAGGCGGGAAGATCTCGATGTATTTGGTAGAGTCCGACCCTTCGAATAGCGGAGTGCCGTCATAGGGGTGTACGACGAGATGTGTTTCCCAGCCCTTGATCTCGCGAGTTACCTCACGCATCGCTTGGCTCCCTTACGTGATGTGTTGTACACTATGACAGTGATGATCGCAGCACCCGCAAGGGCTCCGAGAATTGCCCACACTCTCATATCACCTCCTTGGAATGATGATACTGTTTACGGGATCTCGACGGCCATTGAGCCAGCGAGACAAGAATTCGCGCGTGTATCGTAGTTCTCGATCGTGAGTTGATGCAAATCTTAGAAAGTGGCCATTAATAAGCATAAAACCCAATGTCCACCTGACGCGGGGTAGGGTCGTATAGACAATGTGCGGATTAAGATATCGCCATTCGTAACCACTCTCGCCTAGCCTAGCTACGATTATGCGATATATCAATACTATCACTTGATCCCATATCCCGGATCTTCGCGGACGATGTGTTATCATCCATCGTAATATCGTCGTTAACATACTCACCCCCCCCAATCTTGGTTCTATTGTATTTATAACTCGATTGCGCAGGTATTGACACGAGCGCGTCTATTACATATGATATGTCATACAAGGAGGGACCATGGACCAAGCTACTGATCGCTCCATCATGACCGGGTTACGCGAAGGCATGCTCCTAGCGGACTCGTTACGGGATTCGGCCTATCTAGACTATGGTATCGCGCTACATGGCGATCCAGAGTGTGTTATACGTTACGAGGAAATCACTAAACGATTGGGGGTCTATGTAGATTGGCTGTCCAGATCAGTCATGCATATCTGGGCTAATGTTCCGGAGTTGGCGATCGATGCTCTGCGCCATGGTAGGGCGCTTACTAGAGATCGCATGGAAGAGCAGTGGCTGGATGAGTATTTGGCTACTAGCGCGATGGAGGATATCGAGTGATACTAGCTAGGCCATTTCAGAGCCTGCTCTATGCCGGAGAGGCTACGCCCTTCCAGATAGAGCTATGTGATCAGGATGGCAATGACATCGAGGATCTCGAAGACGATACCACGGTAGTGACTCTGACGATGCAGCGCGACGTCGAGGATGATGATCCGATAGTGGATGCAGTTACTATGACGGTGGAATCCGCCACTACAGTAGGATATAATCTTACGATAGACCCGACATGGTTGGGTTATTACTTGGGCCAAGTTACGGTTACAAAGCCGGGCGTAGGCCCGGGAGCATTCGACATCACCATGCGATCCGCGCCGTTTATTGTGAAGGTGGCGCGTTCGCTAAGTGGCGCATAGCGCCAGAGGGGCATCATGGAACTGAGGCAATTTGCCGAACGAGATGTACACTCTTGCAGCTTCATCGTATCTCAGGATGGTATCGAGATAGCGCAAGATGTGGTGGATATGTGCGATAAGGTAGACCCTAATCGTCATTATGATTCTACTCATACCATTCGTGGTTTGGGCAAAGCCCTGCTCTGCCTTGGCGAGGCCTATGATATCCTGCGCTCTATGGAGGCGCCTACCGAGCGTCAGCTAGACTTCCTAGAGGCTGGTATGGCGGATCTCGCTACCATGATGATGGATAGCGACCCCCAAGACGTAGAAGAAGAACTAGACGATATGGACGATTTGCTTCTTGCCAAGCTGCAGGCCCTATCTGAGGATCTAGACGTTGACACTGACGAGCCTTGCGAGGACGAGGACGAAGGCGACGAAGGGGACGACAGCGTAGGCGCCGGCAGTAGCGATGACGAGGATCCCGAGCTGATTCAGCGCATCAAGGACGCTATGCAGCAGCACTGCGATACCGTAGTGATCTTGCGCACGGCGGAGCCTAATCATATGGGGCGCTATCTTGGTACGGTATATGTAGGGGGATTTGGCCCCACGGCCGAAGAAGAGCAGTCTGCTGGAGATCCTAACGCTATCTAGCATCACGCATGGCGCGCCGGGGATTCGCTCCGGCGCGCTAACTCGGAGCGTATTATGTACTTCGTAAAGATACTGAAATACGATCCAGATCTATTCCATGAATCTCTGAAGTCCTATGCTGGGCAAGAGCTCTATTTTTCTCAGTATGATCTTCTGAATCTTCAATCGAAAGCACACACTGATTGCCCCGATAAGTTGGTCAACATTGATGCTAGGCCAGCTCCCATTACCGAGTATCTGAGCCAAGAGCTACATGATGGGGATTCGATATTGTTTTCTCGCACAGGCGGAGCTGGCGATATCATGATGATATTGCCTATCATCCAGCGAATCAAGCAGCAGCATTCCAGTGTCAAGATAGGCTTTGCGACACGTAGTCGCTTTGGGGATCTCGCTCGGATGTCGCCTCATGTGGACGTGGTACATACCATTCCAGTATTAGCTCAGTATGTATCTCCATATACCTACGTAGCGCATTTCTATGATGCGATAGAGTTCCCCCATCAGGTGGCGCGTACAGAACATGGTTGTAATGTCTTTGCTAGGCGATTGCGGTTACCCGATCTATCGCGTGAAGAGATGCGTGTCGAGCTCACTGTACCCAAGGGCGCAACGAAATCTATCGCACATCGCCTCAAGAAGACGGGCATCAAGCCCCAGGATACGCTCATACTGTTTCAGTACAAGAGCAGTAACGTAAATCGTACATATCCACCACAGCGCTCGCCGTATTTGGTCTATGCACTATCTAGGCTCACGCCTAACACTCATGTCATTGTTACAGGTGGTACGAATGATTGCGGGGTAACATGGCATGATCAGGCTACGGGTGCACAGATCTCAAATATACATAACTGGACAGGGCAGACTGATATCTATGACATGGGAGCCTTAGTGCAACGCGCCAATCTATGCATAGGACCCGACAGTTTTTTGACCCACCTAGGTGGCGCCATGGGCGTCCCTACGCTGGGTTTGTTTAATGTGGTGCCTCCAGAACTACGTGTTGGACAGTACGATAATGTTATGGGCATGTTTGCGCGTTACGAATGCGCACCGTGTTTCAGTCATGGCCGTAGCCATTGCTCAAAATGCACTATACTAATAAGGGATTGGGAGCAAAGGCATAAGGCAGACGAACCCAAACCGGGGGCGCCATGCTGGGATACGATTACAAATCGCGAGGTATGTCGTAACGCAGCCCGTTTGCTGGGCCTGGAGGGAAGCAATGCACAGTAAGTCATTGGTACTTGATGCGTATGATTTTCAGCGTCAGGGCGATAATACGTTTTCGGTAGATAGCTTCAAGAAGGTCGCGGCAGAGGTGGGCGATTCGCGCGAATGGATGTATCAGAGTGGCGACGAAAACGATCAGAACCGTCTGCTTGATAGCGAGTTCGGCATTATCCTCGTGCTGCCCAATGGCGATCGTTTACGCAAGTATCCCATAGACAGCAAGACCAATCTCCAGATGAGCCTTACCGCATTTCAGCGCGTATATGGTAAGCTGCCCTATGGTATGGTGGGCGTTATCGCTCGCCGTTTTGAGGTAGCCGCCGATCGATATGGCGTTGATATTTCTAGCGAGCCATGGTATAGCATGCTAGCCAGCGTAAAGGGCACGCCGGGCTCTCACTACTACCCTATTACTGCGGGCATGTTGGACACCGTTGATCGCATCATGGAGAAGCAGGCTTCACAGGAGCCAACCGGCAATTATGCCATAACGCATGACGTCAATGGAGCTCCATTTCAGAAGTATCCCATCAACACCAAGGCACAGCTCAATCACGCTATGGATGTGCTTGAGAAGAACGCTACGCAATGGCTTGCAGAATATGCCGTTCAAATGGCGCAGGCTATCGAGAAGCGCGCTACCGAACTGAAGATTGAGATTGACGAAGACTCGTGTGTACACAAATACGCTGCTCAAACCTATAGCCCTTACGCCTATGGCCATATCATGGCTCGCACCACCATGGTTAAGGATATGGATAGTTATATGGCCTATCGCGACTTGGCAGAGAAGGTGGCGTCGCAGGCATATACTCCAGCGCAGGCTGTGGTGATGTTGGATAATCTAGATCACGCAAACAAGCTGCATTATCAATGGCATTCGCGTGGTCTTACTAATCCGCTAGATTCGATACTAGCGCATCCTATCAAGACAGCGCGTTTGGTGTCTGTCAGCGGCGTTGATATCGATGTCTCTAAATTGCAGGATATGGCGATTAACGAGCCTGGACCTCTCACGGAACGCTTGGGTGGCGACTTGGTTGCCAGACTGCGTAGTGATCCAGAGAACGCACTACTCACAATGCCGGCACCTCAGAGGACCGTCATTCTGGATGTGATGGGTCGGCAGTCGTAAGGGGCAATATGCGCTTGATTCGCGACCTGCTATTAGACGTGAATGCTACGCCATTCGAGATAGTTACCACGTTAGATGGTACGCTAGATCGAGTATGGCACGTCTGCGAACCAGAAGCACTATGGATGGAGCTAGAGGACGCATCTGCCCAAGAGGGCGCTATCGTTACATTCGATGACATTCCCAGGGCCATGAAGAATAAACTCATGGCCATACGAGTATGCTTCAATTCTCTAGCTCCATGGCAAGACTGGTCTGTATTCCCCAACGTGTGCTTGGCGTTATCGGGTATGGCGCCCAATCCAGACATCTTACTGACGCCCGAACCATCATCTATTGCTAGATGCGTAGACTTCATGCACACCATAGCGCCGGATAGGCACTTTGAAGGCGATGTAGCTGCTACGATAGCGGTGCTGCTCTACAAAGAGGGTTTTGTGTGGTTGCCGGGTTATCTGGGCGCTCTAACCAACTCATATATGCGCAAGTTGCTACAAGCCTCAACCATAGGCAATGGCCCCGAAGAAGATGCTGACACTACGCTCCTAGATATGATCATGGGCTATATGCGGGCTACTGAAGGCAACGAGCGGGACTGGCTAATCGACGAAGAGCCAATAGCGGTCCACACCACCAAAGTCCTAGCCTTGCAAGAAGCTACTAATAATGCCGGCCGATACTGGCCGCGTGATGAGAAGGTAGATTAACGATGTATTCTATGAGCTCGTTCCGAGAAGCTAATGCAGGATATCAGGAAGATTACAAGATCCCCTTCATGGACCTGGCCACCGCTAGTATGCCAGAACGGGCCTCTGATTTTCACGAACTATCACTTTACATCTATTACACTAATCCCATTGTTAGGCTGGCCATTAGCAAGTTAGCCGAGTATGCGGTTACTGATCTAGAGTACAAAGCCGCTAACCAAACGATCGTAGATAGATATAAGAATATCTATGAAAAGATTATGCATATCAAGCGATTGTTAATCACGATTGGATTGGATGCATTCACTGGCGGAAACTGTATCGTCACTATCAACTTTCCCGTCGATAGGAAGTTTACATGTCCCCTGTGTGAGTCTAGGCGCGCTGAGAACAGCAAGAAAACCCACAAGGCAAAGGCCAAGAGAGAGCGCCTGTCGTTGCTGCCAGTCAGCGACGATCTCGATGTTCCAACCGAGATCGATGAGGACGGCCCTGTTACTGAGATCATTCCAGACTCTTATGCTGCTAATGCGATTGCTGATCTAGTCTACAAGCGCGGTAAGTTTACGGGTACATGCCCCACTTGTCAGACCAAGGTCGTGTTTACGGCTATGGATGAGCACCGCATTAGCGAGCGTGATCTCATTGTGCGCACATGGCCCATGAATCTGATCAAGATCAAGGCCTATCCATGGAGCGGGAAAGAAGACATCTATTGGGATCCCCCAGAGGCATTGATTGAGGCCATTGACAAAAGAGACATGGAGATCATCAACGAGACGCCCACCGCGGTGCTCGATGCCATACGCGATAAGAAGCTAGTGCGTCTCAATAACGCATATCACTTCAAGCTTCAAGGCCCCACCGATGAGCACGGTGAATGGGGTAAGGGGCTCATTACTTGTGCCTACAAGACTGTCTATTTCTTGGACGCCCTGAAGCGCGCAAGTGAAGCCGTAGCTATGGAGCATATTACTCCATTCCGCATGCTGGCGCCTGTCGACGCCGATTACTCTTCCGCCATAGCGCTTCATCCCAAGCTGAAGGCCTTTATACTAGAGGAATTTGCCGAACAGCGCAAGGATCCTAACTACATCGGATTTTCTCCCATACCGCTTCAAGAAGTATACTTTGGTGGAAAGGGTCGCGCTTTCCTTCCGACACAAGAAGTACAAGTTGCGCAAGACGAGATGTTGCTCGGCTTCGGCTTGCCTAGGGGCCTCATAGCTGGAGAAGCTACCTGGGCCGGCAATACGATCTCGCTGCGTATCATTGAGAACTTCTTCCTTACGCACCGCGATCAGCTCCAAGAATTCCTAGACTGGAGCTCGGAGATCATCCAGACACACCTGAATTACGCAGAATGCACTGTGCGTATGCGTGATTTCAAGATGTTAGATGATATGCAGCACAAGCAAATGCTGATGACTATGGTGTCGGGTGGAATGCTTCCGGCCAAAGTCCTAATTGAGATGGAGGGTTTCGATTATACCGAGACCCAAAAGCAGCTCGCTCAAGAAATGAAGGATCGTACCCAGATCCAAGTGGATTCCTCTAATCTGATGGTATCGGCGCAATCTGCTCAGCAGCAGGCCATGATGCAGGATCAGCAGGCAATGATGACCCAGCAGATGAATGCCCAGCAGCAGCAGATGACAGATCAACTAGTGCGTAATATCCAAGTGCTGACGCAGCAGGGTATGAGTATTGATCAAGCGGCTCAGCTGGTCAATCAGCAGCAGATGCAACAGAACATGATGAATCAAATGATGATGCTGCAGATGCAGGCCGATCAGGCCAAGCAGTTATTCCTAATGGATCGCTTGAGCCAGGCTCAATGGAGCTCTGTGAGGGCTCAGCGTGAGAGTTCTATTCAAGACATGATGAAGATGACCCCTAACGTTAACCCCTTGACGGCAACGGGTAATTCTATACATGATATAGCTATGATGATCATCAATTGGGACCCTGCGCAGCGAGACGATTTCCTGATGAAGCAGCAACAGTCTAATCCTATAGCATACGAACAATTGATGGATTACCTCAATAGCATTGGCGTGCCAATGGGACAGCCTAATCCCATGGCGGATAACGCCAAGCCAACTCCTTCCGGGAGGCGCTAGTCGTGCCGCAGAAGTTTAATGCACATGCGGGTGTGATTACACTCAATCTCACCACCCCAGCAGGCGCGCAAGCGCTCGAAGCGTTGCTCAATGATCCAGAAGTAGTGCTGGATCGATCGAAAGACATACAGTATTTCTTTGACGATAAGTCGGGGCGCATCTTGGCTCTCATCTATTACACGCGCCTAGACTATAAACCCAGAGATGTCATCGCCACCCCCCGCGAGGTCCTAGAGGCCGAGGAAGGGGAGTGGGATGCCAACGATCAGTGATATGACACCGGGGCTTTGTGATGCCATAGGCGAAACATCGCTACTATCTGCAGCCGAAGAACTAGAACTAGGGCGCCGTATTCAGTCAGGCGATGCCGAGGCTAGAGATAAACTAGTCATGGCCAACATGCGCTTTGCTATCAAGATTGCCGGCAATTTCCACACTAAATGGAAGGCCGAAAAAGAAGACGTCATAGGATCAGCCATTGAGGGCCTCATAGAAGCGGCCAATCGTTTCGATCCCACGACTGGCGGAAGATTCACCACCTATGCTAAGTACTGGATAGACTACAGAATACGCCAATATCTCAATCAAATGGTGCCCCTAATCCACGTGCCGGCTGGCCAAATCAATATGGTGAGAGAGCTGCATCGCGATCTCGATAAAGAGGCCAAGGCACAAAATGACTATACGCTGACCGAGGAACGCTTGGCTGAACAGCGAGGTATCAAGTCTGATCTAGTAGGCGCAGTCAAGAGCGCATTTACTGTAGTAGCTGCGGATGATGTTAGTATCTATGAAGACATGGCTGCGCAAGACAGAGATAACGCAGCGGATGTATTGGGTCCAGAACTTTTGGCGGCGATCGACGCGCTTCCCGAAATGCATTGCGACATTATCAGGCGCTTCTTTGGCATAGGCTGTCAACCTCAAACCCTCCAACACATTGCTCAGATACGTGTCCTCAGCAGGGAGCGTATACGACAGCTAAAAAATGAAGGCTTGGAAATGTTGAAGGAATGGGGGGCCGGATCAGCCACCCAAAGGGGAGACTAATCCGACCCCAAGCCACTACCTGCGTTCCTTGGCCTCGTCGGCCGAGGACTGGGATCGCCAGCCTTCGTCCGAACGATCGACCAGTCGGGAATCTTCCGACTGGTTTGGGTTGTAGACCATCAATACACCTCCCTCGGTGTTGTTGATCTTCCCTCCACTTCTTTTATAACCGAAATACACGGGGCATTGACACGAGTCGGATAGGCGTGTTATATTGCCGTCAGGAGGTACGAGATGGATGCACGTTCGTACGATTCAGCGACTAATGCCAACATGATTCTAGGATCCACGTTGTGTGCGGGTATCTTGAGGGAATTTGCCGAAAAGGCTAGGCGGGGCACTGATGACGAATTCGCTAAGAAATATGATCTGGATGATATGATTCGTGGTATGGGATCGGATGAAGTAACCGAACGCGCTCTTTCTATGACTATGTCGTGGGATGGAGTGCAAAACAGGGAATGGCTCAAGGCCATAGGCATACTACTCAAAAGCGTCTATAATGTCGTGGCGCGAGTAGTAAACGAAGGAGTAAACAATGGCACAAAGTCGTCAGGTGATACACGACACATACGTGAGGACCAAGGCCCCCGTACTGAACGAGACCCATCGTACGATATTGTTCAACTTCAAGCTCTACTTGATCCCGGAAGGGGCGCCGATGGAGGCCCTGTATGCGGCCCTTGCGACGGCGGTGACGTCCCAGGATCTGGGGGCACTACGTAATGCCGTTGAGGTGCTACAGCCATATGAAGTGCAACAGCATATCAAGCCGGCGTGGCGCCAGACTGAGATTTACGACCCCTTCGACAAAGAGGTGGTGCACTGATGGGTTTGATAGAAGCACTACGATACTACAAGGATGCCTATGCCAATGCGGCTACTAAAACGTATCACGATATATGCGTCTTGATCAAAGAGGCGAATGACTCTCATATTTATGAAGACTCCATGGTGGAGATGATCAAGCATTTTGAGAGCTTTGAGCCTTCTCCCAAGTCCGATCCACTTGGGATTCCTACCGTAGGCTATGGCCATGTGGTAGTGGGTGGCGAGCCGGATTATCCATGGACCGAAGATCAGGCTGCGCATATTTTGGTACAAGAACTAGAAAAGCGTTACGTGCCAAACACTAGGCAAGCTTGGGATGCTAAGGCTGACAAACACTGGCATAACGAAGAGTTTGATCTTCTTCCTCCATGGGTGCGTGCTGGCTTGGTATCAGCTGTCTATAACGTGGGGACAAGTATCATAAGTAATGCCAGTTGGCCCAACAAGACTACCGATGCCGAAGCTGCAAACGTGTTCTATAAGTACTCCACGGGTAAAGATAGAGCGTCGGGCCGTCGTATTAGACTAGCGGGTTTAGTGAGGCGTCGTTTCTGTGAGTGGAAGCTCATGACCGAAGCAGAGATTGACTTCCAGCCCACTGGATGGCGTGAATGGTATAACAGGCACAAGATGTAGTACTTACCACATCTTACTGCGATGGGGCTGCGATGCAATATCGCGGCCCCGTTCGCGCAAGGAGGAATATGCAGAAGGCCGTAAAGTGTGATGTGTATTCAAGGGTGTGTGGATACTATACCCCCACAAACGTATGGAACAAAGGCAAACAAGCGGAATTCGCTGCCCGCCAATCTGTTGATATATCGCAACCATGGAGCGCCGAGCAAGAACAAAAAAAGATCTGGCTTGCACTACAGCTCGGGGGGCCCGAAGGCCCCCCAAGCATGGTCGTCTAGAAGGGGATGTCGTCGTATTCGGAGCTCGATGGATGCGGTGCAGGCGGCTCATCTGGGGCTGGATGGCTTGCGCCACGTGCCGTTCTGGCTGCTGGATCGTCGGGCGACGCCAGTAGCGACAGATTGTTGTACATGTTGAGACGCAACATGAAACCGTTGCCACTTCTGGTTGGGAACATGTTGCCCAGAATGATGGTATCGTAGCTATCTGGCATGTACGCCCGCTCTGCGTCGGTCTTGGCGCGTACGAGATGATACCGACCGGGATGTCGATCGTCGACCATGGCCCTGATCTCATAGGGGCTGAGATAGAGCTTGACGATGAATCCCGGTCCCTCATCTGCAGATCGCATGTCGCCCACCGTCAAGAACCTCGACTCTTCACCTTCCGTACGGCCGGGTACGATGTTCTTAATTCGGTAATACACTAGGAGCTCCTCTTCTTCAGGGTGAGCTTCTTGGGAGCGGAGGGGCCGATGGGATCAACGCCGAACTCGGCTACCATGACGTGCCAGCACCCGGGCTCCTGACCGCACTCCTTGCGCACGATGTGAACGTGCTGCTGTGTGTTGAGATCGAAGACGATGATGTCCTTGGGCTCGGTATCGGGCATGAGCCTTTCCCAGTCTTCGGGCGTGACCTCGATGATGTCGAGCTTGTGCTCTTCGTCGGGGGGATCCAGCAACTCGACCTGGGCAACGGGATTGATGATTTCGATGACCTCTGGATCGGGCATGATCACTGCTCCTTTTTATGTGCGTTGGGTATAGTGGAAAGTTTGACCCCGCTATGGGATCTCGTGTTCTTGAACGCGTAACGTAAGGCCCAGTCGTCTGGCGAGCGCTAATCGATAGGAGATCCAGGCGCGCTGTACGATAATCGCTTCTCTGTGTTGGCACCTCCAACCAAGACCGATCGTGAGCACTCCAAAGGTTCCCATATCTCTATCGTATAGCCCCGTAGTGCGCCAGCCATCTGGCATAATTCTAGCATTATCTCGGAAGGTGACGGAGTGATAGGGATAGAAGCCGGATATGCCAGAAAATGCCAAGAAGTATCTCGTGGCGAAGTTAGATGATGGTTTTTGTTCGATTCGTGTTATCACGAGATCTGGAGGGGCAATCATGGCTCAGTCATGGTTAGCGATACGCTACGACATGCCACATCGCAATCGTGCATGGGACAGCTAGCGCTGGGTTGTAGTAGTGGCATGTAGTCGCCACCCACGGCGCCAACACTAGCATTGAGCCTTAACTTGCAAGAG